AGTGGGATAGAACTTAATCAACTTTCTAATGACAAGGAAGGCGTGATTGAAGTTATTAAAGAAAAAACAGATGGAAGAGAAAACGATTTAATTATTAGAAAGTTTCCTTCTGAGGGGATTACTGTTAATCACATTAAATCTTATGTGAGACACCTAATCTCAACAGGATTTAAACCTGATATGATTGTTTTAGATTATATTGATTGTGTTGAATCAACAAGAAGATATAATGATGAATGGTCAGGAGAAGGCAACGTTATGAGAGGATTTGAATCTATGTTGGCTGAGTACAATATTGTGGGATGGACCGCGGTACAAGGTAACAGAAGTTCTATCTCATCTGATGTTGTAACAGGTGACCAAATGGGTGGTTCGATTAAGAAAGCACAAATAGGTCACTTTATTATGTCAATCGCTAGAACGCTACCACAAAAAGAAGGTAATAGAGCAACAATAGCGGTTTTAAAATCTAGATTCGGAAAAGATGGTGTTCTTTTTGAAGATTGTACCTTTGACAACGGTAGGGTCTACATCGATACAGAGACTTCAGATACCTTTTTAGGTTATGAAAGAAAAGTGGAGGTAAGAAAAGAAGAGAACGCTAGAGAAAGGTTAAAAATGGCAAGACTTAGAAAAGAACAGAGGAATTCCGAAACTAACCAAAATCAATAATTATTAATTAAAAATTAAAAAAAAATGGAGTTATCAAATGAAATTCTATCAGACATTACTGTCTACATGAAGTACGCTAAATTTCTTCCAGAAAAAGAAAGAAGGGAGACTTGGGAAGAGTTAGTAACAAGAAATAAAGAAATGCATCAAAAGAAATACCCTCACTTAAAAGAAGAGATTGAAGAGGTATATAAAATGGTGTATGATAAAAAAATATTACCATCGATGAGGTCACTACAATTTGGTGGTAGACCAATCGAGATTTCACCAAATAGAGTGTACAATTGTGCTTATCTACCTATTGACCATATTGATGCTTTTTCTGAAACAATGTTTTTATTGTTAGGAGGAACAGGTGTTGGTTATTCGGTACAAAGACATCACGTTGAGAAACTACCTGAAATCCAAAAACCAAACCCAAACAGAACTAGAAGATACTTAGTTGGAGATTCAATTGAAGGTTGGGCTGACGCTATTAAAGTTTTAATGAAAGCTTATTTTGGGGTTAATTCATCCACACCTGAGTTTGACTTTTCTGATATTAGGCCAAAAGGAGCTTTATTGGTTACATCTGGGGGTAAAGCACCTGGACCACAACCACTTAAAGATTGTGTTCACAACATTAAAAAAGTATTGGACGCTAAAGAAGACAAGTCTAGATTATCTACATTAGAAGTTCATGACATTGTTTGTCATATTGCTGATGCGGTTTTAGCTGGTGGTATTAGAAGAGCAGCATTAATCTCTTTATTCTCAGCAGATGATGATGATATGATTTCTTGTAAATCAGGAGCGTGGTGGGAACTTAACCCACAAAGAGGTAGAGCTAACAACTCAGCAGTTCTTTTAAGAAACAGAATTACAAAAGAATTCTTCTTAGATTTATGGAAAAGAGTTGAGTTGTCAGGAGCAGGTGAACCTGGAATTTATTTCTCATACGATAAAGATTGGGGAACTAATCCTTGTTGTGAAATCGCTCTTAGACCCTTTCAATTCTGTAATCTATGTGAAGTAAATGTTTCTAATATTGAATCACAAGAAGACTTTAACACTAGAGTTAAAGGAGCGGCATTCATTGGAACACTTCAGGCGGGATATACTGATTTCCACTATTTAAGAGATGTGTGGAAAAGAACAACTGAAAAAGACGCTCTTATTGGAGTATCAATGACAGGGATTGGTTCTGGAACAGTATTGGGTTATGATATGTCTGAAGCGGCTAAAGCAGTTAAAGAAGAAAACACTAGAGTAGCTGAACTTATTGGAATCAATAAATCAGCACGTACAACAACAGTTAAACCAGCTGGAACAACTTCATTAACATTAGGTACTTCTTCAGGTATTCACGCTTGGCATAATGACTATTATATCAGAAGAGTTAGAGTTGGTAAAAATGAGGCTATTTATACTTACTTAGCAATTAACCACCCTGAATTAGTAGAAGATGAGGTATTTAGACCACATGATACAGCAGTTATTTCTGTACCACAGAAAGCACCTGAAGGTTCTATCCTTAGACATGAATCACCTTTTGAATTATTAGAGAGAATTAAAAAAGTGGCTCAAGAATGGATTAAACCTGGACATAGAACAGGACAAAACACACACAATGTATCAGCTACAGTATCATTGAAAGAAGATGAATGGGAATTAGCTGGAGAATGGATGTGGAATAATCGTGAATTTTATAATGGTTTATCAGTGTTACCTTATAATGGAGGGACGTATCAACAGGCACCATTTGAAGACTGTACTGAGGAACAATATCATGAAATGATGAAATCACTTTCTAATGTTGATTTGACTAAAATTGTAGAATTAACTGATAATACAGATTTAACAGGTGAATTAGCTTGTGCTGGTGGAGCTTGTGAGGTCAAATGATTAGAGTATAATTAATTAGAACCCCATACTAACGTGTGGGGTTTTTTATTACTTAAAATTTACATTTAAGTAATTAACCATAAATTATATAGTTGAATATTTATTAATAAAAGTAATTATGGGTGAAAGATTTATAAATATCGCTTTTCCATTCAAAGACGACATAAAAGGGAAATTTGTTAAAATGGAAAGAGAGAATAAAAGAGCTATTAAGGCCGATTTATTACACTTATTATTAACAGAGAAAAAACAAAGGTTATATTTACCTAGTTTTGGTGTTAATTTAAGACAATATTTATTTGAACAAAACGATGGTATTGTACATAAAGCAATACAAAGAGAAATAGAACAAGCAATTCAAAACTTCATCCCCAATTTAACAATAATAGAAATAACAGTTAGTAGGTCAGAAAGAAATGAAAACGCGGCTTTAGTTAGACTAGACTATACAGTAACAACAGCAGCTTTCGCTCAGAATGACTTCGTAGAAATAGAATTATAAAATGGCAGTACAAGGTAAAAAAATAAATTATATAGCTAGAAACTTTAATGATGTTAGAGATGAATTATTTAATTTCATTAAAAAATATTATCCCGACTTATTCCAAGACTTCAATGACGCCTCTATAGGTACAATGTTAGTTGAATTTAACGCTGCTGTTGCTGATATGTTATCTTATCACACCGACAGAATGTTTAACGAAACCCAACTAGATTACGCACAGGAAAGAAAGTCTGTATTAAATATAGCTAGAACACTAGGATTAAACATACCAGGTAAAAAACCAGCTGTCTCTATTGTCGATTTTACAGTTAATGTACCAGTACAAGGTGACACCTTTGATATTAGATACGCTCCTGTTTTAAAATTTGGAGCTCAAGTTAGAGGGGGTGGACAAACCTTTGAAACTTTGGATGACATTGATTTCTCAAACCCATTAAGTACTGGTGGTATACCTAACAGATTGGTTTTACCAAGTTTTAACGCTAACGGAACATTGGTTGGGTATAGATTAGTCAAAAGAGAGTTTGTTGTTGCAGGAACTACTAATGTCTTCAAAAAAACAATCACAGAAACAGAAGCGGTACCATTTTATGAATTAATATTACCTGACCAAAGTGTGATTTCGGTAGAACAAATAATAACAACAGAAGAAAATTTTTCAGGAAACCCACCACTAAGTCAATTTACCAATAGAAATTTAAGATGGTACCAAATGGATTCTTTAATGGAAGATAAAATTTTTATTGAGGATACAACTAGAATTTCTGATAATAGTGGTATAAAACCTGGGAAATGGGTTTCCACTAACAGAAGATTTATAAAAGAATATACTGATAAAGGTTTTTGTAAATTAACATTTGGTTCAGGTAATGCTGACGAAGATTCTCTAGAACAGTACTTAAATGGTGGTAATAATAATTTCTTATTAAGAATTGGTGACTTTATAAATACCACCGCTATGGGAGACATACCAAAAGTTGGGGATACAATGTATATTAGATATAGAGTTGGTGGTGGAGCTTCTGGTAATGTTGGACCTAACACTTTAACAACAACAGGCCTTTATACATTAGAAGTTAACGGACCTAATCAAGCAACTAACCAATCAGTTAAAAGATCATTAAGTGTTAACAATCCGGTCCCAGCCTTCGGTGGTGGTGACGCTCCTGATATAGAAACAATTAAAAAAATGATTAGGTATAACTTTTCTTCACAAAACAGAGCGGTAACCTTAAAAGATTATGTTGTTTTAATAGATAAAATGCCTGGTGTGTTTGGAATACCTTTTAGAAATAATATATCTGAGACACAAAATAAAATACAAATAGCGGCAATAGGTATAGATTCGGGTGGAAAACTAACTAATCAG